CGACATGGCTTGACTTACTGTCGGTAATATTTTCACCCCTTGGTCAATCGATTCTTTAGCCTCTTCAGCCATATCTTTCAATCTTTCGTCTTTGTATGTGTTAAAACGAGCGTTGATTTCTTTGCTTGCTTGCCTAGATGGCCCCAAGACAACCTTAATTACTGAACCGTCTTTGCTCAACGGTGTCAGCTCACCAAACAATCCTTGCACTGGGACCGGCTTACCTAACTTGGTATCTCCTGCGGGAACCGTGATCTTGGCAACGATGCGTTCAAACTCTTCACCGGGTTCAAGACCCAGACTTTCGATAAGCTTTCTCGCTTCCGCTTCTAACATGTAATAAGCGGGTTCTCCTACAGCCGTAGCTTTTAAGCCAGTACCTTTCTTTCCCTCGCGACGAATCTTACTACGAGCGCCCATGGCCTCTTGATCAGTCAGCATCACGGTTTCACCGGGACCGTAATATTGCTCATCAACAGTAAGCCCTGCGCTATCTACCACTACATAGTCGCTTGTTTTGTTATCAGGGTTGGTTTTAGAAACCGCTATGTCTGCATCTCTAAGATATCTGATCGCAGCATCTTCGTCGTTCTTTGCAAGCTCAAACGCTTTTGCTGCTATGGATCTTCTCTGACTCTCAAACTCTGCTTGTTGTTTTCTTCGCCTAATACCAGCCTCAGCAATGCCACGACCTAGCGATCTGAAAGCTCCTTCTCTGGGGTCTGCGGCAAGCATACTTGCACCAACCTGAGATGCGACATCGAAAATGTTGGGTCGTCGTGGAGGGCCTCCAGCAATACCTGTCAGTATGTCTGTGTATTCTTTCACTCTTTCTGCGGAGGGAGCACCACCCAAAGCCGGTAGATTCGGTCTTCTTTGCCCAGCACGAAAAGCTTCTTGTAAGGCCCTGAGTTCATCCTCATCAACCTTAAACTGCTCCATATCTAAACCGCCTAAGTCTGTGCCGGTTCTGAAGTCGTCTTCAAAGATATTGGATTCCACGATATCTCCGCTCTTATATCCCTTTATCTGCTCTGGTATCTGGGCTCTGGATATCGGCATTAGATTGAGGCTGGTGGCGTATAACCAGCATAGTTACCACCTCCTCCGTATAAACTACCCAGACCGCCGAACACACCTAATCCAGTGCCTATCGCAGTTTGCAGTGCGCTGGGTGGTGCGGTGAAGTCAGTCCTGATATCCGTTCTACCCGCTGGAACCATCTCGATGAATGGTTTCGCAGCTTGGAACTGTGCCAGCGGTGCGGTCCTTGCTTTCTCCAAAGTTTCTCTCTGAGCATCCAGCTCTGCTTGTCGCTGTCTTTGTATGTCTCCACCAATCGTGCCTAACGTGCCGACATCAGTTCTCCTAGCTTGTGCCACCCGACCGCCAAGATCTGCAACGGTTTGACCGAATCCAGCTTGAGCTTGTCCTAATGCTTGGCCAGCACCCGCCATGGTTCGTCCGATGTTTCTTGTTTGTTGTGCGATCTGATCAGCAATACTCAATCCAGTAGTACCGGCTTGCCTCCTTGCTGCTGCTGTTCTTTGACCTAAAGCACCAAGCGTTTGACCTAAACCAGTTCCGGCTCTAAATCTTTGTTGACCGACATCTGCCACTTGAGCGCCCAATCCGCTTAACGCTCTTTGTCGTTGTGCTGCCAAACCACTCAAACCAGCAGCTCCGGTTCTAGCTGTCTGCCGTCGTCTTTCATCCTCTTCTAACGCAGTTCTTTGTGCCTGTTGAAATCCTTGAGATCTCAAGGCTCCAACTCGCTCACCCAAACCGCGACCGACAGCCTCAGCTCTTTCAGCAGCACTCAACCTGGCTCGTGATCCGAAAGCAGATTCACCTCCAGTTTGGATATCTCTGGCGGTGGCAGCCATATCTCTCTGAGCTAGACCTTTCAAAGCGTCATCTATGGTTTGTTGAACAACCGCTTGCTCAAAAGGATCCATGAATCTTTGTGTTGCGGCAACTGGATCAAAGTCAGCCAGAGCTGCTCTTTGTAAGTTTTCAGCCTCACCCAAGGCCCCAGAAAACTGCTGTGTTGCTAACGTGCCGATACCCAAAGCATCTGTCAGATCGCGCCGTAGCCCTCTTTCGGCAGCTAAGGCTCTGGCTTCTTGTCTGCCAGCGCCACCTAACTCCTCTAACAAACCGATATCTCTCTGATCAAGCGCGAAACGCGCGCCTTCTCGTAACTCTTGCGCTGCTCTGCGATCTGCCTCAGCTTGTGCTGTCAGCCCCTCTCGTAAGGAACCGATTCCAGCCCTAGCTGATCGTAGCGCCTCTTCAAAAAACGGCTCTTGCGCTCCAACTCCTGCTCTGGCTAAACGCATCGCCTCTAACTGATCTGGCGTAAGGCCAGCGATCTGTCTGCCAATGACGATTGGCTTGCCGGTTACAGGGTCAAAAAACGTCCTATCAATAGCTCTCAGTGCATCCGGAACAAAACCGCCTTGCCCATCGAGGCCCAACAAAATCTGCTGAGTGATTGGATCAAGCCTCTGATCCATTCGTGATACGGACGCTACAAACGGTTCCTCGTAACTTACCTCAGCCATCGTTATGCACTCGCCTTAGCTTTGCCAGCGAACAGATCCATCATGTCATACATGAGCTTGGTTCCCCGTTCACGGTCTTCTTCTCTGGTCGGTCGTAGCTCTACGATCCCCCCTTTTTTCTTTGTCATGTCAAAAGCCCCAGCACCTCGCACTGCTTGAGACTTCATTACAAACTCGCCGTCACTCAACATAGCCGGTATGTCATCTGAAGTTTCAGTGCCAGGTCCGTCTATTTCTCCATTCATTCTCTTAAACTCTTCGGCAGCTACGTTACCGCCTTTTGCGTAAGCCATCGGCATCACCATGCCACCACCCATCATAAGTCTTGGTGGAGCAGCGATCCCAGCAACATCAGTGGGTAGAGCTTGCGGAACATTTCTTTGTGGAGCTTGACGACCCGCTGTAAGTTTCGGAATCGTGCCTGTTGGCAATAAACCAAACTCAACCGGATTCGGAGCTTCTTTGCCCATACGCCGGGCTATCTCAGCCTCAATGTTATATCTTCCTGTTGCGGTCTCTTGGGTTAATGGAGTGAGCGGAACGCCTCTTCGGTTTTTCGCCTCATCAAAAGCCAGTTTAGCCAACAAAGCGCCAATACCACCAATACCTAATGCTCTGCCAAAAGGAACTTGCCCTTCCTCCGAGCCGATGCCTAAAGCGCCACCAATCCTTTGTAAAATGTTTTGATCACCGCCTTGCTGTCCCGGCATAGCTGATGATAATTGATTCATTATGTCAGCCGGTGTTTTGCCTTGCCCTAACGCAGACTCAATCTGCTCTTTCAAACCAGCATCCGACTGAGCTAATTGTTCTAGGGTGTCCATTGCGTCCAAGGGATCTGCTCCGAACACACCTTGTCCACCGGGAAGACCCGCTCCGCTCAAAATGCTCTGTATGGTTTCACTAGGCTTTGTAATCAGACTACCAATTCCACTCGCTATGTTACCGGGTAGGTTGGTCAAAGTGTCTTGTAGAGCGCCAGGGGTTTGTCTCAATAAGCTGCCTAAACCAGAAAGGAAGTTGCCACTCTCTCCTCCGGCTTTTGCGATATTCGCGATTGCTCCTGTCTCACCAAAAATTTTAGGTCCTGTTGCAAGCGTAGCCAAAGCTAAGGGACTCGCTTCTCCCTTTGCCACTTTGTAAACGGTGTCGGCTTTTGATATCAGGGCTGCTGGAGCTTGCCAAGGACCGGGAACGAACTGCGCTACTTTTGCAACAGGTCTTACAACCTTCTTAAAAAGCTTCTTTCCGAACTTGGCGATCTTTTTGAGAAAAAATTCCTCTAACCCTGTTTGTGGATTGAGAGATGCGATGCCCAAACCAACCACATATTCTTCTGGATTCAGTCCTACCTCTTTGAATCTTGTCTCAACAGCAGACTCAAACTGAGGATCTTCCATCATCTCAGCCGGTAGAACTACTTCTCCAGGGGTAACATGAGCTAGGGTGGTGTCACCACCACGACCAGCTTGGGATACTTGTAAAGCTGCGTCAGCCAATGGAGCGGTTTGGCTAATCTGTGCAGCTTCGATCAACTGCTCTGCTTTTCTCTTTTCAAAAGGATCTTCGGCAGTATCTCTGGCGACCATCAACTCTTCAATCGCCTGTCGCAGATCTGCGTCGCGATCAACGGGTTCTTGCATAGCGGCGTTGTATTCCATCGACTCTTCTTCAGTCAAAGGATCCTCAACCATGCCACCCTCTTGGAACCCCATCGGACTAGCCGGTTCCATCATATTTTGTATCCGCTGTTGCAAAAACTCATTCATGATATTGTTACCGTTACTGCTCCTACCCCAAAGGTCGCTTGCTGACCAGTTGGGTATGTCTGATGATTATACAAATCTCTAAGCTGAGTGCCATCAAAAGCCTGATGAATACTCAACGTCGAATTAAATATTATCGCACCTGTGGCGAACTGTAACTCGCTGATTTCAGTGGCGTTGAAGTGCGGAGAGATGGTTATATCCACTCCGCTGAGGTTTAATTCTAAGACACGAACCAATCTGTTGAACGTGCCTGAGTCAACTGTTTCACCTTGAGCTAGCGGTAAACGAGTCTCAAGGATCTTACTCACGATCTCCTTCCGCTTGGCTGTATATCAATCCGTGTGGATCCTAACCGCCACTTATAACCTTTCTGGTTGATGGTGTCGTTGTCGTCATCGCTCTCAAACCGGAACACCACCTGTCTTGCTCTGGTTCGTAATGATGAAAAGGTGCTGGTTTGCGATACCTGGGTGGTGGCATCTGTCGATAACGATTGACCGGGGAAGTCCCGTCTTTTGATAACGATATTCATTGCTGGAGTGTTTGAGATCGTGGGATCCGTCACAAACCGCATATCTGGGATAATCTTTTTCACAAAGCTATAGTTTTCACCAGAGGCGATATCCAGATCACCAGACTCAATGAACACACCACTCATCGGTGATCCGTTGTCGTCGTATCCTTTTTCATGCTCAAACAAACAATTTGTGCCAGATGTTTGAGCTCCAGCTCTGGGCAAATCCTCGATACCGCTATCAAGCCAGCTATATCTTACTAAGTTGCCTACTGACCAGTTGCCATCCTCATAGTTATAGATCACATACCGACTAATCTCACCAGTGCCGTCTTCGATGCTAGGATAGAAGAACCACATCTCGCCGTATTCGGTGTTCATGCCCATGAAACACTTGAACGCTTGATCAAGATCTAAATCGTTAAAGACATATTCTTGGACCGCACAAGGTAGTTTTTGAACTGAACCGTTATAGAAATAGAAAGCGGTTTTAGAGGCGAAATACACGCCGTTTGGTCCGTTGGTGGCAGCTTTGGGACCAATCAAGCCACTGCCTTCGTTTACGAGATTCACGGCGAAGGTCAGCGGTGGGCCGATGAAATTCATGCTGTATAGGCTTGTGTCGGTCCAAATAAGGATCTCCTGGCGTGACTTGATACCGCCTACAATGAAAGATCCGGTGGATAGCCGGACACTACCGGCGCTGTTTGTTGCGGTTGGCTCAAAATCTAGCTCGTTCTCTGAGTCAGAAAAGGCGACCAACATAGGATCGATCACACCTGTTCTTGAACCGCTGGATATCGGATCAGCCCCTAACACAACAAGATGGCGATCTGTCTCTGATGTGATCACTTGTAAAGCCACTGTCGGAACCAGATTGGCTCCTGAGATACCAGATAACTGTAAAGCCCTGGTCGATGTGCCGTTATTCTCTACCCATCTAAATATGCCAGCCCCTCTGGGATTGATGATCAGGTTTTCACCGAAGTTATCGTGCGTCCATAATCTCAGTTGGTTTGTCGCACTGATCGCAGATGCCGATCCCCAAGTTCCCGCTCCCCATGTCCCAACACCCCAACCAGAGCTTGATACATAAGTATCCAAACCGACGTTTACTTGATAAGCACCCACGACTGAGCTGCCGCCGTTGCCACTGTCAGAGCTGTTCGCAGTGACAGTCGTTCCGCTGGTGTCTTTGGCAGTGATGGTGTAGGTATTCGTCCCGGTGACTAGCAGGATTTGATACTCTTGATTAAGAACCGCTGCTGTCACGTTACCACCTAAAGTCGCAGCTCCAGAAAACGTCACAAAATCATTTGTTACTGCGCCATGGTTTGTATCCGTTACCGTGATCGTGCTGGATCCGTTAGTGGCAGCGAAAGTTACATCACCGGCAGATGTGGTCGATCTGATAGGAGTGACATCATAATAAGCATCACCCTCTTCTATGTAATATTTGAAGGTGGTTCCGATACCCTGGTAACGAGTACCACCGAGCGATATGAAAGAGTGTAAAGCTCTGGCTAAACCAAGGAAGGTGTTTGTGCCTAACTTTTGCCAGCCACCGACTTTTTCAACAAGACCCTTTCGGAAACGAACAAGGTTGCCATCAACCCATCCACCACCAGCGGAGTAATCGGTTGACTCTTTATCTATACCAGCACGAAAATCCAGTTTTTGGAGTGGCATCAGGCATCAAGCTAAACGAATGATCGCACCAGTAGCGGTCGGTGAAGGGAAAACCACCGTGAAGTCACCCGCTGTACTGGTCTTATCGCCACCGAAGTCTATTGCGGCGATTGCTTTGTTTGAGTTAGTGGAGTTAAAAATTAGGGCCCCACGAGCTGTGACGGTCGCAGTTCCGAATGTAAAATCGTTGAAGTCGCACACCGCCACTGAGCCTGACAGCGTTGGCGTAACGTTTGTAAGAGATCCACCGCCAGAACTATAGTTCGTGCCGGATGATTGCCCGGTGGTTACAAAAGCTGTTGTACCAGCTCCAAGCGTTGCTGATGAGGTGTATAAAGCAAGCTTTATGGTATCGGCTCCATTTGTGAGGTTATGGCCCTCAACCAAAAGTTCTTGCTTAAATGAATTGCAAATGGCAGAAGTGATAGCCATGGTCAAAGCTCCTTTATAATGTTGGCCATATCCTCATGCCCTTGTGAGGCGAGTAACCCTCGGATCGTCACTCGGTCAGAGGCAATAGCGTTTTTCACACCCAACAATATTAGAGTATAAACATGGTTTCGGAAAGCCTCTGCTTGCTGTCTGATGTGGGGGTCTGCTTGCTCTGATATGCCCACTATCTTCTTCGTGATTTGTGTTGCCCAAAACTCTGCGTCATGTCCACGATTCTCAGTGGTAGAAACCATCACCTGGCCTAGTTCAAAACCTATCTTATCTTCTATCATTGCTACCCCTTGTAAGGCTCTGGCGCAGACGGCATTTCGACGGTTTCTAACTTATGTTTTTTGAC